AAAACAATTTATCATAAATAATATCATTACCTTTAAGGACATAATGAATATAACACCGCCATTTTGTAATGGACAAAACCGATGTTATGATGCTGTCAATAGCATCTATGATAAGCTCACAATCGACAATGCAACCATGTTATCAACTAATTATTTTGATTGTCATTTTGCACTAACACAAACGCAACATGACACCTTAACAGAATTAGTCAAACCAAGACATGTTAGATACGTCGGTGTGAAAAACAGCACACATCCAATACTTGCATCATTAAACGCATACGCATACAAAAAATTCAATGCAATTGCAGCAATGTATAAATCGAAATATAATATGTGTTCAATTGATATTGGTGGAACACCAACAAAAACCAATCAATCAACACACATTTGCGCTAAAAGAACAACAGATCGCGAATGTTTTCGATATAATATGGCATACCTTAGAAGCGGTAATATTGCGTATACTCAACAATATTACAAACACAAACAAATTCTAGGCTGTCATCTCGGTGCTGAACACTGTCATATTAAAGCTCCATATGCTTTTTCAGTGAATGCCAATTACGATATTGACATTAGAACAATTGCAATATTTTTCGCAAAACATCAATTGATAACTTATGATGTAGCAATGTTCTTACCTGCGATACTTGCGGACAAACGCACAAACATTCCAACAACATATTACAAATGTAATTTGTTCAATGATAAAGTACGATTTTCATTAGGTGATATGAGTTTCATATACGAACATGATTATCAAATTTGGTCAGAGTATTTAAAAACGACCGTACTAGATGTTGGCATATTCAAAATCATTATCGAAATTGAAGAAAATATTGGTGATTTCTACTTCTTAAAAATGAACCGTGTAGAAAATATCCCAATTCGAATCAAATCATATTTAAATGGTTTGATTCAAAATATTCAACCAATGATCAATGAATCAATCACAAGACTGTATTCAAGATCAGCTATCTATGGTGAGTATTACCTTGTTCCAGACCTAATTTTATATATGGAACACCGATGGTGTCACAATGTTATCAATAAACATATGTTGTTAATAAACAAAACATATGCCGACACTATCTTGAGATGGGCGAATGGAGCCCAAGATGACCAATACAAATACAACAGTTTCAGTTCATGGTGTAGAGCAAATTCATCTGCATTAATATATGATCCAAAGAACATGAACTTAATGGTCACCGCAGGTTATAATAATAGTATTGATGTTTACGAAAGAATGATGCAAAATTTATTCTTAGTGACAGCATTACAAAGATTACAAAGAACCAGCGATATCTCAAAAGCATTTAATTATATCAAAAAATGCCATAAGAAAAGTGCAATTAAAAAAATAATTGAAGAAAAATTGCACAAAATTGCTGAATATAAACCAATCAACAACATCATTCAACAATTAACATTATCAACTACAAAAGCGTCAAATGTAATCTCATATTATAATTTATTAAATGCCAGAATATTGCCCATTGACGATTTATTTTATAATCAAACAATTGATTGTATCCATCTTAAAGAATCAAAATGTGATTTTGATATTAGTAATAATTACATTGAAGAATGTATTGACGAGTTGATTAAAGAAGAAAAAAATTCAAATTACAACAGAGATGAAAAAATAGTGGCAAATATCGAATTAAATGAAAATAAAATCAATTATGAAATATCAAAAATTGATAAAGAGATTACAAACAAAACTAATGATAATCACAACTGTCAACATAAAGTATTCAAACACGGTCAATGCGCACTTGAAGCACTAAATGATTATCTTAGAAATGAAAATATGAAAACAGAAATAAATTTCAAATATGAACAATCAAAAGTTCATGAGTTTCTTGAAAAATGTCAAGAAAAAGTAACAATCCAAGGAACCACAACGTCAATCAGAACAATTGACAAATTATCTTTGAAACGCATATATAGAGGTTTACACGAAGATACAACATGGTTCACAGATGTTGAATTAGCATTTTTATGCAGCATCAATACACTTAATTTAAGAATAATCGGTGCATCATTTCAACATGAATTTGACAACAACTCAAACAAAATATTTAATGTCAATTATGTTGAAGGTCATTGGTTTTATCGTAGAACAGGTGGTTATAACAATTTCGGTGTTGCAAAAAATAAATTAACACTTGCAAAAGAAACAAAAAATTTTAACCCAGACAATAACACAGTTGTAAACATGAAAGAAAAAATGGCAGATCTATATCAATTTTTAATCGACCATGTTGCAATAAGAAATTCAACAACAATAATTGATTTAACGACAGCACCAGGTTATTTTTCCAATCACGCATATCAATTGAACAATACAGTGCGTTGTTATACATGGAATGGACCAAATTCACTTAAGATGAGTCCACATTTTAAATACTTGAAAGTCAATGAATATCAAAAACTATCTGAAATTAAAGAAAATGTTGTCAAGAAAGAGAATGATCCAATAATTTTTGATCACTTCATACGTTACTTTTATGATCAAGGTAAGGATATTCCCATTTTGAATAAAGCAAAATACGTGCTAACGAAATTTGATCCATACAATCAAGATGATTTAGATGTAATAAACTTATTAAATAGAAACAAAATCATTATGACATCTGACCACACAAGAATTGATTCAGGTGAAACATACGTGTTATTGGTAAAGAAAACAAAAAACGATATTGTTGATCTACCATTTAAACAAGATATTGATCTTACACTAGTAACACAAATATCACAAGACAAAAGAGACCTGTCAAGACCATTAAATTTATTATCGGCATTATTTGAAGATAAAATGACAATTAAACAAAAAGTAAATTATAAAGACAACAACATATATAATTTATTACCACAAAATTACAAATTAGAAAGTTATGATATACCGTTACTAAATGGTGTTGGTGGTGCGGACAAAACATCAAGTATTCTTAAAGTTAAAAATAACAAAACTTTTATTATATCACCAATATTAAACGAAAGACTAATATCATACACAATTTTTCTCAAGAATTTCAAAGAATACAAACCAAAAATGGATGCATTAATAATTGATGAAGTTTATGCCATGTCCACTGACACACTAAGTTATATTGCAGCAGTTTGTTCATATCATAACATCGAGTTGTTTGTATTTGGTGATCCTTTTCAAATACATACTTATGAAAAACACAATTGTGATTATAATTATACTAATGATCATTATAAATTAGTTAGCAAACGTATTTTACCAGAGGTAGCTGTAATGTTACAGAAATACATTCCAGGTATAAAAACGATCAACAAAACAAAAGGTTTGATCAAAACTAATGATGAGAAAAAATTTAACGATGATGATATGCATATTTGTTTTTCTAAAAAATTTAAAACTGAAAATACGAGGAAAGGTTTCAAAATAATAACAGCACATGAATCACAATCATTAACAATACCAAATGTTGTAGTACATTGCAAAGATATAACAACAATTGAACAAAGAGAAAGAATTAAATATTTGTACGTTGCAATCAGTCGTGCAAGTAACCGATTAATATTGTATGGTGATAGTTCAGAATTACAAATTTTTGAATCAATATTAAATACACCTATAGAAAATGCTACGTCAATGTCAAATAATCCCACAAATGATACAACTATTATCAAGACAATCAAAACAACAATTGATCCAGCAGTTGAACGTATTGAAGTAGACAAAAGTAAAATTGATTCGTCAAATATTGATCAAATATTATGCAGGACCATTGCAAGATGTAATCCAATTGCTCAAGATGTAGCAATTCAAGCCAAGATATTACCACCAATATCAACTAGAATGAAAATTTCAAATGAACACTTTGCAGCTATTGATGTTGAAAGCAAAGGTTATGCACTATCAAATCAATCATTTACTAGAGAAGATCATAGCAAGGATCAGTTTAAAACATTGCAAACACTAATAAAAAGATACAGCAAAGAAGTCAAACAAAAAGAACATTCAGAAAAATTATATAAAGGTTTATTTAAATTTATAAACGAAGAAAAATTCACATTACATAAAACAACATTAGATGATTTGAGATATCACACGAACGAATATCTTATTCAATTACAAAAGAAAGTGAATAATGGTGATGATCCATTTTATAAAGCATGGTCAACATTAGCAGTCGAAAAAAATGAAGATTACAATAAAACAATGGATGATAATTGTGAAAAATTTTTACAACAATTTAACACGAAAATAAAAGCAAAACAAGATTTAGAAAAAGAATGGTTTGAAACATCGACACAATTAGTCGGTTTTATCATGAAAAAACAACATAAACATTTAATTGAACACGGTAAAGATAATCAATTTAAAGCAGGTCAAGGTGTAGCATCTTGGACTAAAATTGTTAATGTATTACTCAGTGGTTATTGTCGTTGTTTACAAGAAAAAGTATGCTTATCAGTGAATGACAATGTTTTAATTGCATACAATCGTTCTGATCTTGAATTGTCAGTCTTCTTTGAAAAATACGGTCCGGAATTTGGTAATAAAAAATTTAAGAATGGTGATAATGATTTCACTGAAATGGACACAACACATGGTGAATCAATGTTAAAATTAGAAATAACATTATTTAATACTGTTAACATGCCGTCAAATTTAAAAGAATTATACCATAAAGTGCGCTCAAGCTGGACATTACAATACATGAGTAGAAATGGGTCAACAACGCTCAAGAATAAATTTTGTCAACATTCAGGACAACCATTAACATTATGTAGTAACACATTATTGAATATGGCAGCAGTGGGTGCATTCATTAAATTTGGTGAAATTTTATATATTGCATTTAAAGGTGATGATATGACAAGCAGATCAACTAAATTAGTCGAAAAGAAGATAGGTAAACTAATTGCATCATCATACTACGGCTATCAATTCAAGTTAAAAGAACAAGTTGTGAGTGAATTTATTGCTAATATCATAACACCACATGGTTTCTTTCCAGATGTTTTGAGAAGAGTCACAAAGAATTTGTGTAAGAGATATGAAAATGCTGAACAATGGGAAGAATCAAGAGTTAATATTCTTGAATCTATAAAGTGTGTACGCAATAATATGCATTTTGTCACAGGTATGAATTTAAGCAAATTGCATTATGAGACAACAGATATTTGCATTAGTGTACCTGAAATTGAATATATTTACAATTATTTAAACCAACTTTCAACCACAAAATATCATCAAATAGAAAAATTACCATTATTAAATAGAACCCTACATTATGCTGATGTAATCAAAATAGCAAATTCAAACTAAATTTTAAAAAAACTTCCTCCGTACAATAAATAAAACATAATTTAATAAAAATAAAATAACTTCAAGGAAACATAAAATACAATAATAAACATGAATAATGCAAAATCTAATAAAAACAATAATATTAATCGCAATTGCAATCATATCAATAACCCTAGCAGCAGCAGAAATAAGCCAAAGCACAAAGGAAATTCTGAAAAACAGAAAAACAAAAATAACAGCAGGAGTTGTAACAGCATACGCGGCAATGCCAAAAATAATATCATGGTGGCAAAAAGAATAAGTGAATTTTCTATGTGCCGTATATCTGCACGTGACATGTGCTGTGGTATACCAGATGGATGTAATGGTCAACATATTGTTACATCATTATATCAATCTGACACAATCAGTTACACTGGTAACATTATGTATTTACAATTAAACCCATGGTTACCTTCACCAATACTGTTGCATACACCCAACACAACAGGTTTGTTTATTAACGGTATTGCACCAATAAACGGATCTACTAATGGCAACGGTGGTGGTGGTGGTTGGTATCACCCTCTTGGTTGTGCACGTTCTATGCAAAAATTTTGCCCTGGTGGTAAATTAGATGGTACTATTGCTGCACCTGTTTTTTCAGGTGGTTTCTCTGCTGATGTTTATAATGCTGCTACTGCAAGAATTGTTGGCATCAGATTCCGAATAACAAATATCACAGCACCAATGTTCAGAAGTGGCATGATACAAGCATTCAACAACAACATCACAATTAATGAAGCAATATCTAAAACTAATGTGTCAACAGCACCACCACCAGGTTCAGATGCGCTCGTTTTACCAAGAAGTGATGG